GTGTACCACGCGCTACGAGGTGTACTGGCAGGTTTTGGAAGCGAAAGCATTAGCCTTGAGCATCAAGTACAAAGCATTATCACAAAACAAACGGACAACGGTTGGTTACTAGACCAAGAACACGCTTTTGTTTTACTTGCTAAACTTAAGGAGAAGAAGTACGACCTCGAAGATAAGGTACATGAAACATTTAAACCGTTACCTACATTCATTAAGGAGATAACACCTAAGTACAAGAAGGACGGTACGATGTCCGTGGTTGGTCTTAAGTTTCTAGGGGACAGTTGGTCAGACTATATAGCACCATTTAGTCGCGTTGATTACCCAGAGTTCAACTTAGGTTCACGTCAGCAGATAGGACGCTACCTACAATACTTTGGTTGGAAGCCTGAGAAGTTTACAGAGAAGGGTCAAGCCATTGTTGATGAAGCTATCTTATCTAAGGTAACTAATATACCAGAAGCTAATATGATTGCTGAGTACCTAATGGTTCAGAAGCGTATAGCACAGGTACAGTCATGGTTAGATGCTGTTGAGGACGATGGTCGTGTACATGGATATGTAAATTCTAACGGTGCAGTAACGGGACGTATGACACACTCTAGTCCTAACGTAGCACAAGTGCCTAGTTCAGGCGCACCATACGGAGCAGATTGTAGAGCCTGTTGGACTTCACCTAAAGGCTACAAGATTGTTGGTATGGACGCATCAGGACTTGAGTTACGTATGCTTGCACATTATATGAACGATGAGGGATACACAAATGAAATACTCACTGGAGACATTCATACAGCAAACCAACTTGCTAGCGGTGTTGACACACGAAGTCAGGCAAAGACTTTCATATATGCGTTCTTGTATGGAGCAGGGGACGCAAAAATCGGAAGTATCGTTGGAGGAACTGCTGTTGATGGTAGAAGACTTAAGAAGAAGTTCCTCTCAAACACGCCATCTCTTAGAGACCTACGAGAAAGAGTTAGCGTGGCATCTGGAAGAGGTTATGTTCACGGATTGGACGGGCGCAGAGTCGCAGTACGCTCAGAACACTCAGCATTAAACACGCTGTTACAGTCAGCAGGTGCAATCGTTATGAAGAAGGCACTATGTTTACTGGACGAGTACGCTAAGACTTGGAACTTAGATTATAAATTTATAGGAAATATACATGATGAAATTCAAACAGAAGTTAAAGAAAGTGAAGCAGATGTTTTCGGACGCTTGGCAGTGTCTTGTATTGAAGCCGCGGGCATTCATTATAAACTTAATTGTCCCCTCGCAGGAGAGTATCAAGTCGGAGACAACTGGTCGGAAACACATTAGGAATTGTAATCACTGTGGCGTAGTGCTAGTAGAGGGAGACAACTGGGCGAAGAGTACCGTGGCTAAGAAGAACTATATATGTAAGAAGTGTAACTCAGCCAATACCCAGAGAAACCTTAAGAAGCGTAAAGGGAGAAAGGCATGAAGCCATGTAAAGCAGACAGGAAGAAGTTTGACTTAGACCTACAGTACGGAGAAGTCAGGGAGGACAAAGTAGCTGAGATGCTACAGGACAAGAAGATAGAGGTTAAGTCAGAGAAGGACTTATGGCAGAAGACAGGTAACATCTGCATTGAGTATGAGTCATGGGGTAAGCCGTCAGGCATTGAGGCTACTGAGTCAGACTACTGGTTTCATAACCTCTGCATAGGTGACGATGAGTACTGTACCTTAGTATTCAAAACACCTGTACTGAAGAAGATTGTTAATAAGTTAGATACGTTCAGGAGTGTATCAGGAGGAGACCATAACGCTAGCCGTATGCACTTGGTCAACCTACGTAAGTTATTCTCAAGCGATGTCATTAAGGCATTCAAGGATATAGAAGATGAGTAAAACAATACATACATTAGTCAATGACATATACCGATTGATGGAGACAAAAGAGGCAGAGGAATCCGTAGACGTAGAGGCTGAGATAGAACTGTTCGGTGAGAACATGAAGACTCTAATGCGTACCGAGTTCGGACGTAAGCGTACAGCGGACAAACGAACATTGCGCCTGTCAAACATTGGTCGTGACGATAGGGTCTTATGGAATGTTGTTAATGGTACTGAGAAGGAAGAGATTAAACCTGCTACCTACATTAAGTTTATGTACGGTCACTTGATAGAAGAGATGTTATTGTTTATGACACGTATGGCAGGACACGAAGTATCAGATGAACAACGTGTATGTGAAGTAGAAGGTATCAAGGGACACATGGACTGTAAGATTGACGGGCTTGTAGTGGACGTTAAGTCAGCCAGTTCCTTCGGGTTCAAGAAGTTCAAGGACGGCACACTGGCTATGGATGATGCCTTTGGTTATGTTGACCAGATTAAAGCATACGCCCATGCCTGTGGTGAGACTGAGTTCGGTTGGTTGGCTATGGACAAAGCCAATGGTCATCTCGCGGTACTTAAGTACGACCTAGAGGATACCCAAGCCCCTATACATGAACACATCAAGGGAGACATTAGAGAGCGTATAAAGCACGTTAAGGAGATGGTTAAGGGAGATGAGCCTACTGAGTTATGTACCAAGACAGTACCAGATGGTAAGTCGGGTAACATGAAGCTAGGCATCAAGTGTTCCTACTGTCAGTACAAGAAGCATTGCTATCCAGAACTGAGAGCCTTTGCCTATTCGTATGGTCCGAAGTTCCTTAGCGAAGTAGTCAACGAGCCTAGAGTACAGGAGATTAACCTTGAGCAAATATAAACCACGGAAGACTAGCGGTAAGTTTAGGTCAGCGTTAGAGAAGGAGTTCTCAAAGGAGGTTAAACGTAAAGGCTTTGACTATGAACCATACGGAATGCCCTACACGGTGTTCAGAACCTATATGCCAGACTTTGTACATGAACCAAGTAAGACAGTAGTGGAAGTAAAAGGTTTCTTTCGTGTAGGAGACACCTTGAAATATAAGTCAATTCGTGATACAATATCAGTAGATGGTTACGAATTAGTATTCCTACTGTCTAACGAACATAAGAAGGTACGGAAGGGCGGTAAGATTACAATGGGTCAATGGTGTGTTAAGGAAGGTATGAAGCACTACACACTAAGCACCGCTCAAGAACTTGTCAAATACGTAGAAGGGAAGATGAAGTAATGTCACATACATTAGAGGAACTCAAGGAAGCAGTAGCAAGGGACTACGATGCGGTGTTAGTAGTTGAGGCTTTGGACATCTCAGTTGAGGACTTGCTAGAGGCTTTTGAAGATAGATTAATTAGGAACAGAGACTTATTTACGGAGGATGATTATGAGCATTAATGATGCAACACCTGCTGACTGGGATGCACTACGAGATAAGCACCCTGCATTGGTTAAGAAGTATGAAGACTTTGTGACCAAGAATGAAGATGTAGTCAACAGCCCTAGTCACTACAACTACGGTAAGGTTGAATGTATTGAAGCTATAGAAGAGTCTATGTCACCAGACGCATTCAAGGGTTATCTCAAAGGCAACACCATGAAGTACCTATGGCGTTATGAACGCAAAGGTAAGGGACTAGAGGACTTGAAGAAAGCACAATGGTACTTGAACAAACTTATAGAGGAGGTAGAGTAGTGAAGAAAGGACAGACCCACGGAGGTAAGGGTTCTAACCAACGCCCCACTAACTACCTTAAATACGCAGACAACTATGACGCTATCTTTAGCAAGAAGAAGTCTAAAGATAAACCAAAGAAAAAGGAAGAGGATAAAAAATGAATCAGTATCAACAGTTTATACATAAGTCCCGTTACGCACGTTGGCTACCAGAGCAAGGTAGACGTGAGACATGGGCAGAAACAGTACAGCGTTACGTAGACTTCTGGGATGGTCGTGGTCAGATAAGCAAGGCTGAAGGTAAGAAAATGTATACTGCAATATATAACCTAGACGTAATGCCCAGTATGCGTTGTATGATGACAGCAGGTGAAGCGTTAGACAAGGACAATGTAGCAGGGTTTAACTGTAGTTATCTACACATTGACTCACCACGTAGCTTTGATGAACTTATGTACGTACTTATGTGTGGTACTGGTGTAGGGTTCAGTGTTGAACGTAACTTCATTACCAAGCTACCAGTCATCGCTGAGTCATTCCATGAGACTGACAGCACCATTGTAGTGGCTGACAGCAAGATTGGATGGGCTAGTGCATTCCGTGAGTTGATTGCTATGCTGTACGCAGGTAAGATACCTAAGTGGGACATGAGTAAGGTACGCCCATCAGGTGCTAGACTTAAGACATTCGGTGGTCGTGCTAGTGGCGCAGAGCCTCTTGAGGATTTGTTTAACTTCTGTGTAGGTATATTCCAGAAGGCATCAGGACGTAAGCTAACGAGCATTGAGTGTCACGATGTTGTATGTAAGATTGCAGACATTGTCGTTGTCGGTGGTGTTCGTAGGTCAGCATTGATTAGCCTGTCAAACCTATCAGACCCGCGTATGGCTAAGGCTAAGTCTGGTCAGTGGTGGATGGATGAAGGTCAACGTAGACTGGCTAACAACAGCGTAGCGTACACAGAGAAGCCAGACTTTGAGTCATTCCTTACTGAGATGCACACCATGTATGACAGTAAGGCAGGTGAACGTGGTATCTTTAGTCGTGTGGCGGCACAGAAGATAGCCGCTAAGAACGGACGTAGAGACCCTGAGCAGGACTTTGGAACTAACCCTTGCTCTGAGATTATCCTACGCAGTAATCAGTTCTGTAACCTATCTGAGGTCGTTATACGAGCAGACGATGACCTTGTTAGTCTTAAAAAGAAAGTTGAAGTAGCTTCCATCATCGGAACTCTACAGGCTACCTTGACTGACTTCCGTTACCTACGCAATGTATGGAAAAGAAACACAGAAGAAGAAGCACTATTAGGTGTCAGTTTAACTGGTATATGTGACCACTATCTACTAGGTAAAGATTCACCAGACCTAGATAAGTGGTTAGGGGAGATGAAGGATGTTGCAATTAAAACTAATAAAGAATGGGCTGACAAACTTGGCATTGCTCAGTCTGCGGCTATTACTTGTGTTAAGCCAAGCGGTACTGTGTCTCAGCTTGTTGATTCTGCTAGTGGCATACATCCCCGTTTTTCTAAACATTACATTCGTAGAGTACGTTCAGACAAGAAAGACCCGCTTGCTCAGTACATGACAGCCGCAGGTTTCCCTGTGGAAGATGACGTAATGAGTAAGTCTTCGTTGGTCTTTGGCTTTCCAATCAAGTCACCTGAGAGTAGTACCACAGTAAAGCAGGTGGGTGCAATGGAACAGCTAAGAGTTTGGAAGAAGTACCAAGACCACTGGTGTGAACATAAGCCAAGTATCACTGTTTATTATACAGATAGTGAGTTCCTGCAAATAGCACAGTGGATATGGGATAACTTTGATAGTGTTAGTGGTATTAGTTTGTTGCCAGTCAGTGACCATGTGTATCAGCAAGCCCCGTATGAGGACATAACCGCTGAGAAGTATGAGGAGTTACTAGCGGCTATGCCAGTTGATATTAAATGGGAAGACCTAGAACACTTTGAGAAGGAGGACAACACCACAGGTTCTCAGGAACTAGCGTGTGTCGGAGGAGCGTGTGAAATAGCATAGGTAAAACTAAGGGGGCGCAATGCCCCCTTTTGTTATTCTTCTTCTTGAGTGAGACCCATCAAGCCCCTATACAACGTCCTTCCTGTTTGGAACTGTCCTGAGTTGAGTTTCTTAAGTTGAGCCTCTGTAATGTCTCTACTAAGAAGTATTTTCATTAACTCTGGATTTTTATAGGCTTCCTTCATTATCTTATTAGCTTGTGCGTATCCCATGTTTTTTAGAAAAGCAGTAGCCGAGTTAGATGCTGTACCTGCTAAAACAATAGATGCTGAACCAAACAAAGTGTTTACTAATTTAATACCACCCAATTTAGCCGCTGTAGCTGTTGCAATCGAAGGTTCAAACTTAAGACCTTTAGCACCTTTAGCAGACAATGCTTTCTCTAAGGATTTGAACTGACGGAGGAGCATATCAAGACCCTCCATCTGACCTTTAGATTTAAAAACCTGTACTAACGGGTCTAGTTCTTTAAGGCTTTGGTTTAATTTAGATAGCTGAGCCACATCTATTTTACCACCACCTTTTACCTGTGCCGCTATACTATCCATAGCTTGACCAACAATACGTCTGGATATTCCGTCTTGGAACACCTCTAAAGCGCGTGGGTCTTGACCTAACTTAGCCTTAAGTCTTCTAGCGTTAGTTAAAGGATTAGAACTTTTAAGGACAACATCCATAATCTCGTTAGGAGACTTACCAGTCAAGCCTACAAATACATCTAATCTAGCGGCTTCAGCCTTTAACTCTGCGTTCTTAACAGACGCTCCTGCTTTAACAGCCTTTTTCCTAGCGTCCTTAATCATGTTACCTACTTCAGGAAAACGCTTGAACCAAGTCTTGTGTTGTGCTATGAATGCGTCAAATGTAGCTAAGTCACTAGCATCAACTTGTTGTGCAAACTTAGCCAAGAACATAGCCTCAGCGGACTTAAGCATACTGGACTGTGCCGCATCACTAGCAGGGGTTGTCAGATTAAATACTTCTTCAAACTCTCTAGCTACTACGTTTATATCTGTTTCGCTTTTAGTTGCTCCGCCTACAGCAGTCTCTAGTTTTTTCTCTGGTACTGCTTTGATAACTTTAGGCATTACAGTTCCTCTTCCGAAAGTATCGTGTACCTTCTTAGAGTAAGACGTAGCGGCTAAATAAGAGTCTCTAAAGGATTTAGGAACATTATCTAAGTTATTAGTTAAAATATCTACAGCGGCTTGTTGTGCCTTTACAGCAGAGTCTTTGTCAACACTTATGTTAGGGTCACGTACCATTTCATTAAGTACTGTACGTATTGTCTTCATTACCTGCGGGCTTTGCTCATCACCCATAGGTACTTTAGGGAAAATAACAGGAGGCATTTTTTTAAGTTGTTTACTTCCTTTCATACTAAGTGGCACAGTTTGCCATCCCTTATCTGTACGCATTAAACCCATACCTAAAAACTCAGCAAACTTTTCAACAGGTAAGTTAGTCTCTCTATTAGAGTTTTTAACTATATCTAATATTGCACGTTTAAAAGGAACAACATTAATCTGAAAACCGCTATCGTTAATGGGCTTCCATAAAGCATCTTCTTGCTTGCTTATATCATCAAATACTTTTTTAAACTCTCTGTTAAACTCTTTTGACATCTTTGTAACATCGCCATTGTACAGGGGCAACAGGGATTCTAGGTTTTCTCTAGCGATACGAACCCTATCATCAACCCCCGACAGTAAGTCTTTTTCTATCTGAGGAAGTAGTTTTTCTATTGCTTCCCAGTTGTACGTGCCTGTTTCAGGATTAAGTAGCTTACTTAACTCTTGAGTCAAAGAATATTGTGCTTGGTCTATTTGGTCATTAATACTTCCTGCGAAAGCAGGGTCTTCGACAGCTAATGCTCTCTCTAAAACCAACAATCCCGAATCATCCATGTTTTGAGCAACAGATAAGTTGTTCTCTACGCCACCTGCTTTGCTTGCGCTCTCTGCGGCTTCTAAAGCTAAATGTGCTTCATAAGGGTCTGTAGCACTTTCCCTGACACGACCAGAAGCAAGTCTTAAGTTATCAACACCATATTTCTTTTCAAACAAACTTAAAGTGTTTTTATTAAGAACTTCTGTACCTGTGTCAGCATTTCGAGTTACACCTGTGTTTAAATCATAATAAGTAGGAGACCTTCTGAATATACCTGCGGCAATCTCTGCGGGTAAACTAACAGCAAGACTGTCTGAGCCTGTTAGTTCTGAAGCCACATAACCACCAGTAGCCATACGTACAGCTAAGTCTACCTCTGTTCTCAACGGGTTGTTTGCTAAGTCTCTAGTAATGCTTGCTCTAGTCCCTTCAACTCCCGTCATAGGCTTCCCTGTAACAGGGTTAAGTCTTGCTCCTTTCTTGTTAAACTGAAACAAACCCTTACCTAAATTACTTATATGTTTAGCCGCAACAGCGTTAGTGCCTACACCTAAACTAGTATACAGACCTACTTTATCGTAGTAATCAGCCATATCTGGGTCACTAACATAGCTTTGATTCTTAAAAACTTCAGGTATAGTTAAGTTTTGACCCGCTTCCCATTCAAAGTCTATATCAGAAGAATCAACAGCTTGTACCATATTCTTTATATTTTCATAACCAGTAGAACCTATTAAGTAAGGAGCGCGTACAGCCGCGTCATACAAAGTACCGCCTACGTGGGTATTAAACGCATTCATAACCTCAAGAACAGGATAAGTAAAAGGAGACAATGTTCTTTCAATGTCTTCGCCTACCTCTTCAAAAAACCCCTTGTTTCTAGGAGGGGTGTCTTCACCACCTAACTCAGGCAATACGGTTAGACGTTCTCTAGTGTCTAACTCTTGTATTGTTTCATTAGGCATATCAAAAGCCAAACCTTCTGCTGACACAACGGGCGCATCTTCAACAGCCATAGTGAAAGCTAAATTATTAGTAACTGCCATTAGTACGTTGCTCCTACTAAATTACCAGTGATGTCTGCTCTCTGTAGTACTTCTCTACCACTATACCCTTCAAACAATCGATTTAATTCTGAAAAAGTATAATCTTTAGTTGTACCGTCTGCTTGTTTTAAAGTAAAACCTGTAGGTTCTTTACCTGTAGACCAATACTGCCATAACTTACTGTCGTCCGTCAGAGCGTTATATCTATCATAAGTAACTTCTTTATCACCTACCGTTCTTTTTGCACCTTGTTTAAGTTTATTGTAAGGTAGTTTAGTTAAGTAATCATCCCACACAGCAGCGTGAGCTTGTTTAGGGGTTGTGTTTGACTCAACGTGCCAGATGTTACGTGAATCAGCAAAACCCGCTTCAGCTATTTTTGTTACTGCACCCTCTAGCTGTAAATTAGCGGCAAGCTCATTAAACTGCCATGCTTGTTTATAACTAGGTATTACTTCCTTCAAGAAATATTCTCTTTCCGTGTCAGTAAACCCTCTACCCTGCTCCGCAATACGAGGCAACAAACCTTGAGCAGAAATCATTTGATATTGTGCTTTAGAGGATGTTAGCTTAGACCAACCTTCAGGTACTGCAATACCTAAGTTCTGAAATACGTCTTGACCAATCTGTGCTAAATCAGAACTTACAGCAGATATTGCACCCGTGGCGGCATTAGACTCCATAGCCGCTAAAGTGTTTGTAGCGTTTTTCTTTTCCGAACTAGCTGTCGTTGCGGTTTCAGCCGTGCTTTCAGCAACAGTTGTTAAAGGGACAAACAGTTGGCTTCGTCTTTCTGCCTCAGCTTTTGCTTTAGGGTCTGCCGCTGTGCTTACTAATGGTCTTGATGGTTTAACGTATGAAGTCGAAATACCAAAACCTTTTAACTCCTCAGGATTTATAGGAGTTGTACCATCCATTTTAAACAACTGACCGTTTTTCTCTATAGCCGTTCCTACTGTTGTGTTAGTTTTTGTGTCCACTAGATTAACAATATCTGGCTTAGTTGTAGGAGTTGTTTCTTTTTTCCTACCTAACACTTCAAGAGCCTTAGGTATAGAACCTTTTACACCTTCTCTAACCGCAGTAGCTAGTGAAGCGTATTCAGAAGGCAAAGCGTTAGCTAAGTTTTCCATCTGTGTTAGTCTTTTTTGCTCGTCTGCTCGCATCTTCTGACCTTGCGCCTGTACAAGCTGTTGTTGTACTGTAGGACCACCACCAAACATACCACGTAAGCCACTAGCCATACGCTGTTGTCCTGCCAAAGCACTTTGTGTAAGCATCTCTCTACCAGTCATACCGACTCTAGGGTCAATACCTCCGCTAGGGATACCTGTTAATAATCCTGCTATATCTCTTTTATTAGCCATTAGTATTGTCTCCTATTAACCGAATATTGCTTCTAGTGCTTTTTCAGTTTCTTCTATTTCTCTTTGTTGGTCTGTTTTACCGCTACCAAAACCAAGAACATCTCCTATAGCTTTAATGTAACTAGGTGTTTCAGCGTCACCAAATCCTAGACTAGACAATAACCCACCGTCACTGCTAACGTCTACGCCTAAAGCACTACCTAATAACTGCTCTTGTAGCGTAGGTTGTCTACCTAGTAATGCTTCAGATAGTCCTGTTCGTTTAACTGACTCAAGACCTGTAGCTTGCTCAAGACCCTGCATTAGTGCCTTAAGACCTGATTGACCCAACTGACCAAACAACTCAGCACCAGTACGTCTACCAATGTCAGGTATTTTAGCAATATCAGCACCTAATCCTAATGCGGCTAACGCTTGCTGTTGTGGCATATAACCTAGACCCATCATACCTTGAGCCATAGCTAAGTCTTGAGTACGTGGCATAAAGCTAGAACCAAGTAAACCAGTTGCTCTTGCTAAGTCCGCTTGCTCCTGAGTCATACCTGCACCGAACAATGCACCTGCTCTACTTAGGTCAGCTTGTTCTTCACTTAAACCACCTGATAGCTGTGCTTGCGCTCTGGCTAACTCACGTTGCTCTGGAGTATAACCTGCTCCTAGCAATCCTGTAGCCTCAGCTAAGTCCTGCGCTCTCATTCCTGATGCTTGTCCTAAGAAACCAAGACCTTGACCGTAGGCTTGTTGTTGCTCTTGCATAGCCTGTTGTCTAGCCGATAGGTTTGCTCTTGACATAGCCTCTTGTCTAGCAGTCTCTTGTGCTAATAATTCAGGAGAAGAACCACCGTATGCTGATGAACTTAAACCTAAGCGTCCCTGAGCCAACATACGCTCTTCTAAGGCTAAACGCTGACGTTCTTCCTCTGGTTGCTGTGTTGCTCTTATTTGCCCGTAGAGGTCAGCCTGTGCCTGACTAGGGTCTGCCATTGCACGACCAAAGGCTGTATCAGCTTGTGCTAACAATGCTTGTTGTCTTGGGTCAGCACCTATGTTAGCAAAACCTGCTCTAGCCTGTGCTAGTATCTCTGCTTGCATAGGGTCTCCACCTACGCCACCTAACCCTGCAATACCTGTACCTCTCAACGCACTAGGTCCTAAGCCTTGATAACCCGCAGTACCTAAACCAGTTAAAGCACTAGGTCCTAAGCCTTCAAATGCCTGTTGAGCCTGACCAGACAAAAGTGTAGACATAGGGTCTTGACCAATACCAGTCATAAATCCTTGTGCCTGACCTAACGCTCCTGTTTGTAAAGCCTGTTGCTCAGGAGATAAACCTAAAGTAAAACCACCTTCGGGTGTCGTAGTAGCCGTACCTAGTCCTGTAGTAACAGTAAAAGGTTTAAACTCAGCCATACCTGCGGCTGTTTGACCCATAGCTTGTGCCGCTGTTGCTGACTTTTCACCTAACTCAAGTGCCGCTTTAGCCGCTTCGTCAGTATTGTAGTAACCTGCCGCGGCTCCTATTAAATCACTTAAACTCATTACGCGTTCTCCTAAGCAAATACAGCAGAACAAACCGCCTGTACATTCGCAGGTTCAGAACTAAAGTCATCACCTGATTGGATTACATGACGATGATAACTACTTGAGATTACCTCGCCATCTTCTAATACTTTAGTAGCTGTACGTACTTGTACTACTGTACCTTCTTCTGTAGTTACTACTTCAATTTTGTCTGCTGATACTTCTTTTGTTAAACTCATTTTTGTTTCCTCTTGTTTTAGTCCGTACCTAGAATCCACTAGGTATAATTAAGCGTTTGTTGTGTATACACCACTAACCATAAGACTTGTGCTAGATGTATTTAAGTCTGAATCAGTTACAGCACTAGTTGTACTGCCCTCGCGAAGACTTATCGCACTGCCTGAAGTATATCCTGCTATCTGGTTTGTATTTTCATTAGCTGTTGTTAAGTTAGTGTGTCCTACCTGTACTCTTCCAAACTTAGCAGATGAAAAGGGTAAACCGCTTATCTGTACTTCGCCTACTATGTTGTGTGTGTCAAGTCTAACAGTTGTTAAATAACATTGAATATAGACCTGATTTCCTATTTTAGTGTAGTTGGCTTGACTGGGGGTGTAAGAAGCAGAGCCACTTGTGCTTCCTGTAATAGCAGGAGTCCAAGTGCCTTCCTCATAATCATCTAGCTTGTTGGCTGAAGTTGTGCCACCTAAGTGAACACCGCCAGATAGGTAGAGGTCTTTGAAACGTGTATTAGTTTCACCTAAACTACACAAAGCATCTGAGTAAGCACCGTTTTTGAAAGGAACTATTTTAGTTTCACCAAAAGCTAAACCATGATGTGTGGAGTTTCCTTGTATGTAAAGGTTATCAGATGAAACAACACCAATAGACCCTACAGTTGAGCCTGCTTTACGTAAATCTATTAACGCACCATCACCTGACCCTAATCTATTAATTCCTAAAGGAATAATACCATCGGCAGTAAAAGTAGCACTACCTGTGTTGAAGAGACGTGTACCTGCTTGTGATAACCAAGTCTCATTAGTAGTACCCACCAATACGTTGCCTGATGAGTCAATACGCATAGCCTCTTCTAAACTAGAACCATTAAATCGGTTAAACTGTAATGCGTTTTCATTAGCAGGGACTGCAATAGATGCCGCACCTGTGCCTGACTGATTAAATTCTAAAGTAGGCGCATAACCAGCAGCGTTCTCAACCTTTAGTGTTGTTGCGCTAGATTTGCTAGTTGTTCCAATAGACACATCGCCTGTTGAGTTAATACGCATAGCCTCTACGTTGTTAGGACTAAATACCATTTCATCGGAAATAGCACCTATCATTGCACCGTATGTACCAGAGCCACTGTCTGTTATGTTTATATAAGACCCTGCGTCTGTACTATGGAAGTTTGCCGCAATTTGGTCAGTCCCTGCATCAACGTGTAGCTTAGTATCAGGACTAGTAGTACCTATACCTACGTTGCCGTTTCTTGTGATATTCAAATCAGTAAGAAGTTTTTGCTCGGCTAAAGTATCTTCAGCGGTAACGTTTTGGTTAAATACGCCAAAACCTAAATAGTTACTATCCCCTGTTTGACCCGCACCATGATATGAAATAATCGCGTGTGCTACATTAGCGTTATATTGAGCATTGTCATCATCAAACTCAGTAAATAACAGAGAGGCAATTCCATCAGCACCACTTGCACTATCGCTCGTAATTTTAATATCACCGTTTTGCACATGAAATTTAGCATCAGGACTAGGAGTACCTATACCTACGTTGCCTGTATATCTAATACGCATTCTTTCTTGTAAATTATTGTTAGAAAAAACAAAGTCATCAGTAGATGTATACTCTATTACTCCACGGTTAGTATCAGTAACATCGCCAAAGGTTAAAGTTGCTGATTGCCCATCATTTGATTGTATGTTCAAATCGGCTGTTGCTGCTTTTACGTGTAATGTAGAAGTAGGACTATTAGTTCCTATACCTACCTTAGCCTCAGACACATCAACAAATAATGTGTTAGTATTAACAGCTACG